AAGGAGCAGAAATCCCACCCAGTATTTACAATTATCCTCTCGCATAAAAGTAAATTCTAAAATTCTATTATGGTAAATTTGTTGTTGTTTTTCTATGTAACTCATATTGATCTTCATCATGTCCATAAATATCAACTATTTGAAAAAAATAACACCAAAATTTATTATCTTTTTCTCCATAAGCATCATCATTTCTAAAACCTATAGAACCAGTATAATTTAATTCTAAATCTAATTCATTAACTTGGATTCCTAATTCTCCAGCAATATCAGATTTACTTGTTGCAATACTAATATCAGTAATAATACCAAATCTATTTGTTGTATTAGATTGATGAACTTCTACCATATCTCCAACTTTTATAACTTTATTTTTTCTCATTGAAAATTCTGGCTTTTGTATTTTACTATAATCTTCAAATATCATTCTATCTCCTTCCAAAAATATTTATTTTCTTTTTGTCCTTTAAAGTCTGTTCTTTTTGTAAAAACAACTTCTTTAGCACTATCCAAAATAAAATCTTCTGCATCTTCATCTTCTTCTATTAAAGTACAATCATATAATTTACTTTGGTTCATATTCTCTGCAATCCAAACAGCATCAGATTTAGTTTCATTCTTAATCAAATACTTTTCTGTTTGTTTTACTTCTCTTGTAAGAGTAACTACATAATCAGATTTTTTTGCCATTATTTACCACCAATCTTAAATTTTTTTCTTTTATAAACTTTTCAACATGAGAACCCATACTTACTTTAGGTTTTGTTTGTCTAACAAGTTTTACTTTTTTCATTCTAATAATTTCGTCACCAGTCATAAATGGAAACATCTTTCTATTATAAGTTTCGCCAACTAGCTTATAAATGTTAAAGTCTTTTATTTTCATTTCTGCTCCTGTTTTATTATATTTGGATTTCTTTTATAGAAATAAAATAACCAATTATTTTCAAAGTCATCAAATCTTTCTTTTGAAATAATTGTAAAATGCTTAAACTCAACATTTATTGCACCTCTTCTTGCAGAACATTCTACTTTACAATATTTATTTCCGATTTTAACAACTACACCTTTAGAACCACCACAATAGTCAGGATATTCTCTACCCATATCACTATCAATGTGGACTAAAGAACCAACTTTGATAATATTATTTTCTTTATCTGTTTTCATTGTTCTGCTCCTATAATAGTACCATCAGTAAGTTGATTACCAACTCGTCTTTTAGAGTTAATTGAAAATCTAAAACCATCACATTCAAATTTAGAACCCACATCTAAATTCCAAATCTTTTTAGCAATAGCTTTAGGATTAAAGATAAATCCACAATCGTTATGTAAATACACTTCTAATTCTTCTACATCTAAAAAAGATTTAGTGTATAATTTATCTTCTACTTTTATATTTAATCTACGCATTTGTTTCTCCTTTTTTTGTTAATGTCTAATTATATACTCATAAAAAAATAGAAGTAAACACTTATTATTAATATTTATTATTAATTATTATTAGAACATTTAGTGAACATATCTTGTCTTTATATATATTAAATAATATTAAAATATATTAATTTTTACTATTTACATCTATTCAAATACAAGTATAAATATAGCTATAACTAAATAAGGAGAAAATATGAAACTTAAAATAAACTTTATAGAAGCATTTGATTTTTATCATTCTACTATAAATGAAGCTAAACAATTATTTCAAGATAAAAATACTAATTGTCAAGCTTACACTACTTTAGAAAATAGATACAAAAAATTAAGAAAATTTTGTCAAAGGTCTTTTCCTAAAGATAAAAAAAGAGGTTTTCACTATTGTCTTAATAAATTTAATTTTAAAACTGGTGAAATAAAATATGAAACTTATGATTTAGCTAAAAAATATAAAAGAGGTTATCATTATGTCTAAAAAAACAATAGAAAAAAAAGTAAGATATATTTCAAGGATACAACATTCTTGGTCACATAAGAATATGGAACCAAATGAATATAGATTAACTTTTATTGATGAAGATGGTAAAAAATTTGTATGGAGAGAATGGGATTGCCACATGAATTTACCTTTTAAATCAGATGATTGGAATATCAGAGATAAAATGGTTATGAGTTTTGTACCTAAAGATGAAATACTAGAGGATGGTTCACAAATAATTACGAGGTTGAAAAAAATATGATTGACATAGAACCAATTAATTTTGAACTAGCTAAAGTATTATACAGAAGATACCATAGAACTAATAATGCTCCTATTGGTCATAAACAATCATATATTATTTATAAAGAGACAAATGATTGGCAAAAATTATTTGATGCAGATTATTGTGAAGAAGATTTTCATAAATGGTTTAATAAATATTATGCTGATAATAGCTATGATGATGATTTTGTTTTAACATCAGATGATGCTGGAGACCCACATTTATATTTTAAAGGTAAGATACTTGGTATTTTATCTATTGGTAATCCAGTTGCTAGATTTAAAGATAAAAAAATTTTTGAAATTACAAGAATTTGTTTTTTACCAGATTTTAATCCTTTAAAAGATGGTTTTGATTTACCAAGTTATTTTGTCAAAGAATCAATAAGATATTTTGGTTACACATATAAATTTAATAAAATAGTAACATACATTCATAAAGAACAAAAAGGTAAATATTTAGAGTTTGCTGGTTTTAAAAAAGATAAAGAAATTACTTATGGTAAAAATTCTAAAGGTTGGTCAAATAGACCTAATAGGAATTTTTGCGATTTATCACCAAAAATAAGGTTTAGTTATGCAAGATAGTTTCAATTTTAAAGATAAATATCCTTACAAAGCAGGACATAGAAATATTGATACATCTATAAAGTCAGCAGAAAAAATAAACAAACATCTAAAAAGAATTAGTAAAATAGTATTAGTTGAATTAGCTAAAGTATATCCCAAAGGATTAACTGGTTCAGAGATAGCTAGAAATGCAAATCGTAGTTTATTATCTATAAGACCAAGAACTACTGAACTAAAAATACAAGGTCTTATAATAGATACTGACAAAAGAAGAAAAAATGAGTATGACAATACCGAAATAATCTATAAATTAAGAGATATTTCTGTTATAGAGGATTATGGTATTGACATTGACAAAACCTATTAGAAGTAAGGTTCATCTAAAATTTGTTTCAGAACATGGGTGCACTATATGTGGTAGAACTGATGTACAATCTGCCCATATAAGGTACACTGGTGCTGGTATGGGTTTAAAACCATGTGATAGTTTTGTAGTACCACTTTGCATAGAACACCACCAAGAACAACATTCTATGAATGAAAGAATGTTTTGGCACTTATATAAAATAAATCCAATATCAAAAGCATTAGCCCTTTGTGCTGAAAGTCCAGATAAAAAAATAAGAAAAGGTATATATGAAAAGTTTAAAAAACACTTTGAATGGTAAACTATTTTATTTAATAATTTTAGTAATTGTATTTATATCTGGTACTTTTTACCCTAATTTTTTAAAAGTAAAACAAATAGAATATTCTTTAGAAACAAAATACATAGAAGAAGCAAAACAAATAGCTTTATTTGAACCAGAATTTTCTTATGAAACTAATGAGCAATTTATATTAGCAATGAGGAATTGTATAAATTTCATAAATTTAGGATTACACAAATATGAAAGAATACCAACAGAACTTATTATTGCACAAGCTGTTTTAGAATCAAATTATGGTAAATCTAGGTTTGCAAAGGAGGGTAATAATTTATTTGGTATAAGGACTTGGAATTTGAAAGAGGAGCATATTAAACCATTTAATACAAATGATCAAACTTTTGGTGTTAAAATTTTTAAGTCAAAATGTGATTGTGTAAAATATTATGTTAAAATACTTAATAATTCATCAGCATTTGAAGACTTTAGAAAAATGCGTAAAAAGATGTTAGATAATAATTATATTAATGTTTTATCACTTACACAATATATATCAAAATTTGCAACTGACAAAGATTATGTAAAAAAGGTACAAAGAACTATTAAAGAACTACGAAAGTGAAAGAATACCAACTGCAAATAAAACTTTTAAAACATATAAAAGATAAAAAATTATCTAAATTACGAGTATTTCATGTACCAAATCAGGGTATTCGTTCTATAAAACAAAAATTATTACTTTCTAACATGGGTTTAAAAAGTGGTTGTCCTGACTTAATTTTAGAGTTTAAAGGTGGTTCAATAGTATATATAGAACTAAAAACAAGTACAGGTACACTATCTAGTAGCCAAAAGCTATGGTACACACAAAGTCAGATATTAGGTACACCTCATTATATTTTAAAAGGCGATTTTTTTGGTTTAAAAAACCAATTGGATAAGATATTAGCCAAACACTACAAAAGATAACAAAAAAAGGAGAAAATTATGAGTAGTAAATTACCATCATTACCATTATTCACAGATACATTTATAAGTGATACAGTCCATTTAACTAATGAAGCAATTGGTATGTATATAAGATTGCTTTGTTTTGCTTGGACTAAAGCTAATAAACCATTTACGAGAGAACAAGCATATATGATTTGTCAATGTCGTCTTGATGAATGTAGAGATATAGTTGATTTAGTTTTAAATGAATTTTTTATAGAAAAAGAAAATAAATTTACTCAAAAAAGATTAGTAGAAGAACACGAGTATTTGACTAGATATTATCAGAAAAAATCAGATGCTGGTAAAAAGGGTATGGAAATTCGTTACAGTTCTGTTAGTAACAAAACGATAACCCCTAACCCTAAACCTAAACCTATACCTAATAAATTATATATAGAAGATTTTAATAAATTTTGGGAGTTGATAAGAATAAAAAAAGGGTCAAAGAAATTAGCGCAACAACGATTTCTTAAAGAATGCGAAGGTCAATCTCCAGAAACAATTGCCGAAGCATTTAATAAATATGCCTCGGAAGTAAAAGATAAACAATTTGTAGCGCATGTTGCAACTTGGTTAAGTCAACGCAGATTTGAAGATGAGATAAATAACAAGCCTGTAGAAATAGAATTACCGCCTGTTATCTACAATGGAATGATTCTAAAAAAGCATGGAGAGTTTGGTGAAATGTATGAGTATATAGATGAAAATGGTAAAAAGTACCAAAAACATAAATGGAAATTTAATTCTAAAGTAGAACCTATTTAGAATGATATGTGTCGTATATTTTTTTTAAATGAGGGCTTTTTATAGGGCTTTTTTCTTTAAGTGTAAGACCATATTCATTTGTTTCATGTGAAACATTATAATTCTTTTTCTTGATTAATGAATGATCAAACTTTCTCCAGCTATGCGCTATAACATGTTGTGGTCTTTTGTATCTTCTTTTAACATCTACAACACCTGGCCACATTCTTTTAAGTGCATTTGCCATATATAATCTTCCATGACCTTTGTATAATTCATCAGCATTACCACCTTTCATAGTACCAGTAGTTTGTTTATTTTGACAAAAAGCATTAAAAGCAACAGTACACCATTTATCAGAAAGAACTTGTAAACATAAATCTGTATCTTCATTATATCTACCTCTCCACCGGTATTTAAGGTCATTTCTAATTAGTAAAAAAGAATAAACATGTGTATTTAGATAAAAAGGTGGATTACCACCAGCTACAAACATAGAATAATTTAAACCAGCTATAGCAATATTTTCATATCTATCGGTAAAATCTTCAAGAACTTTAAATGCAGGTGCAGATTTACATCTAATTCTTTTACCCTTGTATGTTCTATAAATAAAATGAATATTATCATCTAATATCCAATGTCTAAAATGACCATTTTTTTTTGCATCTTCCCAGCACCAATTTCTTGCAGGAATAGAACCTAAACCAAGATTAGAAAAAGGTAGTGTAAGTATTTTATCTTGACCAAATTTATTTGCATATTTTTGTGTTTCTTGTGGTTCTACTACAATTTTAAAATCCATATTATCATTTGCTAAAAATTTTGCAGTATAACAAACATCTACTCTGTTTTTAGATATTACATAAATAGGGTATTTTGTTTTATTCATCAGAAAATTCTACATTTTTAGTATCATCTTGACCTTTATATGGATACCATACTGACTTTGTTTTTTCTGTAAGTGGTATATTTAAAACTTTGCCAAATTCTTCTCTATCTTTATCATTTGCAAAAGAAACAATTATTTTTTTTGGTAATGTACTTGGTTCATATTCTGGCATACCAACCCATTCTGCGGCGGCATCAAAATCTTTAATTTCACTTTCTGGTCTTGTAGTAAATAATAAATTACTTAACATCATTTCATCATAACCAGTACCAAGTAGTGTATTATTATCCATTATACTTTTAAGTGTTTCTGATAAACTTATTTGATCTATTTCTGCTAAATGGCCTATTTCATTATCTGATACTAATAACTTCATAGCTTTAGGATCACTTGAATTAAGATTTATTTTTAAGGTTGGAACTTTTGTAAAACCCATTCTTTTACAGGCTTCATAAACTCCATGACCAGCTAATATAATATTATCATTAGCTATTAATATATTTCTATAAATACCATTTTCTCTTATTGATTTGCATATATGTTCTAATTGGTCTTGTGGGTGTTTTTTATAATTTTTTGGGTGTGGTTTAATTAAATTAATATCTACCAGTTGTATATCTTCTTGTTTTGGTAGTACCTGTTCTAGTGTTGGATTATCCATAAAGTCTTATTGTTACCATAATTTAAACAGAATAAAAATCATATTTTAATGTTAATTCTTCACCTTTTTTTATTGGTCGTTTTGTATATAAATAATATTTATTACCTGTCTTTTTCTTAACACAATTAGATTTAAAAGAATGATTTAAAAAACCACCTAATGGACTTCTAAATATTTGGTCTTCAACCAGCAAGTGTGTCATACCAATTTTTAAACCTTTTTTTAATCTTACTTTAGTAAATATTCCACTACCTTCAATCTTTGAATCTTTTACTTTTAGATAATCTGGAAGAGGTCTGTATAATTTTTCTCTTTCATCTGGCATAATTTTTTATAACAGATAAAAAAAAAGCCACAACCCATTACAGATTGTGGCTTAATTTTGTATTTGTTATGCCGCTTTTTTTACTTCTTCTTGTTGTTTTTCAATAAAAGCAACTGCTTTGTCAGCAAGTGACATAGCTTTGAAGATTGCTTGTGGATCATCTTTGATCTTACTAATCCAGCTTTTTAGATATTGTGCTGATTCCTTTTTAGGTTTATTAGTAATACCAAGCAAACAACATTGTAGTGCCGCTCCAAACTCTGCAATCAATTCTTCAAAAGCATAAGAACTATCACCAAATCTGCCTGATAAATCTCTGTTACATCTATCTTTATGAGCAGTCCAGTGTGTTAACTCATGTAATAAAGTTGAATAGTAGTTTTCTGTAGCATTACTTGAACCAGTTTTATTAAAGAACTTTTTATCAACCATACCAATCATATCTCTAGTAGGTGAATAAAAACAATGATCGTGATCATCTTCTATAATAGCACCAGTATTTGCTACATATTTATCAACATCTACATTTGATTTAGCACCATCACCAAGTTTTAAGTATTTTTTAGCTAAAGTTGTTTGATCCATATTATAGACCCAAAAAAAAGCCATATATACTGCACTTGTTGTCTTTTTATCACCTTTTTTATGATTAGCACTATTTCTCTTTGCTGTTGTTTCATATTCATAAGGTTTATAAAAGTACACTTGTGTTGCATATTGATCTGGTAGTATTTCTCCACCATTTGCTTTGATCTGATTAGCTGTACCCCAAACATTGGATTTGTACTTTTTTACTTTCTTTTTTAAAAGTAACCACCAAACATTACCACCTCTGTAGTATTGATTTTTCTTACCAATTGAACTTAATTTAATTGGCATACCATCTTCTACATAAGGCATAATAAAATTAGTACCAGATTTTTCCATTTCTTTTACTAACTCATTTGCTACATGCTTGATGTACTCGTCTCTTTTCATTGCTGTCATGTTTTCTCCTTTTTAGTTAAGTGAGGGTTTGACCTTTAAGACATCTCGTTGAACTTAAAGATTAACTCGCATTGCAACCCTCAAAGCCCCCTTTCTGTTGTATCTGACTACCTCATCAGTATCTAGTCATCACACTAGATAGACAGGCGATAATAAAACCGCCTGTTTCGGTTTATAAGTAAATATTCATTTTATCTGCAAACTTATCTATTTCACTTTCAATAGACCAAGGGCTAATTTTATCTTCAATAGCCATTTGAGATAACATTGAAGTATCTCCCCAACTATTAGTCATATAACCAGTTTGATATTTTATATCTTTAAGTAACTTGATTACCTCTTTCTCTAAATGAGTAAGATGAACTTTATCAAGATATTCACTTTCACATATAAATTTACCAGCAGATTTTGAATTAATTTCTGGTCTATTATCATCTGTAAAACTTGTAATTATTCCAGTAACACCTTGACCTATAGTGACTGTTGGATATTCAATATCTCTTACAACTTTTACATAATCACCAACTTGTAATGATGCATTATTGTTTGACCATACTTCTTTATTGTTTTTCATATTTTCTCCTATTTTAGTTATTGGTATTTCTCATCAGTAGTTAGCCACCACACTAACTAGACAAGGGAATGTAAATCCCCTTGTTTCGATTTATGCAATATTCATTACTCTTGCTGTTCCATAAGGATAATAATCTTCATCTAAATTATCTGTATCAGTTTCAAATGGAACATAACTTACTTTAGCATTAGAATTTTTTGTTACATCTTTGTTATCTCTAACAACTTTTGTAACATTAATTTTATATGCAAGGTAATCTTTTGAATCAATAGAACCTTTATCAGTTACTATACCTTCAATATAATAATCACCTCTATCTGCTCTAGGAACAAAATCGTATGCTCTAATTTTATCACCAATTTTTGCAGTATCTTCAAATTTATATTTATACATTGTTTTCTCCTTTTAAGTTATTGGTATTCTCATCAGTTTCAAACCACCACATTTGAAAGACAAGGGAAAAAAATTCCCTTGTTTCGATTTACACTATTCTTCTTATTTCCATATTTCCTGCTCTAAAATTAATATCAACATATTCGTCTTTTTTAGAAGTTTTTAAATAATCTTCTAAAGTCATATATTCATCACCATCGTCGAATAATGTTTCATTAGCTTCTTCGCAATCAAACAAATTACTATCTTTGTAATCTTCTCTTAAAGTTTTTTCTGTGTGAATTTGTACAATTTCACCACTATTCCAAATACAAAGATATTTAGCAATGTTGTCTTCTGTATTGAGTGTTATTCTTTTTTCCATGTTTCTCTCCTTTTAAGTTATGGCTTATCATCAGTATATATCCGCCACGATATATATAGGGGTAAATAAATACCCCTTTCAAAATAACTAAAGGGCTTTTGTAGTAACCGAATCCTTACTACTAGATAATTGGAAGCTGAACTTCTAATCCGAAGAAACCAGAAAATTTTAGGACTTACTAAAAACTCAATCTACTTCTGAGTGATTTTGTTTATGGTTTAAAGTGGTCAAAAATCTAAATTGCACTTTTTATAAGATAAATAATACTTGTAATATCCTGAATGTAAATAGTTTTTATTAATTTTTATTATTTTTTATTA